CTGCTGGACTACCGCAAGGTCCTCAGCAGAAAGCTGCGGCTGCTGTTGCGCCTGCTTCGCGCGCTCAGCCTCAGCCTGAGCTGCGCGATCGGCCTCGGCTTGGCGAGCTGCGGCTTGTCGAGCAGCTTCATCTGCGTTCGGATCGGCCCGCTTGATGACTCCGGCCAACCGCTTGAGCAGGTCATCGTCGCCCTTGGCAGAAGCTGCATCAGCCTCAGCTTTCTCCTTAGCAAGCTGAGCCGCCATCTCTTCTGGAGTTTGAACATTCTCCTCGCCAGTGACAACAGGCGGTTCGGTCGTCTTGGCAGCAGCATCTTCGGCCGCGATTTGCTCAGCAGTCTTCTCGGCCACCGGCTCGGTTTTAATGTCGGCCGGATTGAGAATCTTGCCTTCTGCCTCCGCCGCGTTCATCGCTGCGGAAATCTGAGCGAATGAAGCTTCAAACTCATCAACTTTTGGGGCCTCAGCCATGATTCACCTCAGATAAAAGTAAAGAGTGTCCGGACGACAGCCTGGAATAAATAGTCCTTTGTCCGCTGTTCAACCGGCAACTCATCATAGGGGACGAAACACGGATGTTCTTTCGTCTCAGGATTCTTGACCGGTCCATATTTCCAGCCATCACGAGTCTTTTCAGCAAGCCAACTTTCATGACTGTCAGATGGTTTAGCATGAGGATTGGCGAGCGTGAAAACAACGCCAGTTACGGCCGACTTGCGTGCCCACTCCGGGGCCTCTTCCCATGAAGGTTGAGAATAATCCCCAATGCTCGCGCAATAAGCGCGGTTCACTTCGTGACATACTTTCGCAATTTGCTCGTTTGTCATGATTCACCTTTTACCAGAGTTCGATTTGATCGGAAATTGGGACTTTAGGTTCAGGAGGTGTGATTTTCTGCACCGGGATCTGGATCGCCGCGATCATCGCATCAAGCGCAATCGCCGAACCCTGGAGTCTAGGAAGCTCACTGGGCGGGCATACCACCATCCCCTCCTTGGCTTCCTCCAGACGTATCTGGAGAAGCTCCACCACCGGACGAAGCTCCTCCCTGCGGCTGTGGCACTCCTCCCGCAGCTGGAGGTGCCGAAGTTTCCGAGCCTGCTTGTCCACCTGCGCCACTTGCATCTCCGCTGAGTGCGCCCATCAGGCCTCGCTCCAAAAGATCGAGGGCTGTCTGCACGCGAGTTTCATCCGCCGCAGCCGTATTCTTTTGCGCCTGAGCGATATTCTTGAAGGCATCCGAAAGCAATTTGCGAATGTTCGCTTCCGAAGTCTTCTGCATCTGGTCTTGCTGTTGCTGACCACTGACAGTTTGCGCTTCCTTGCGGCGATCGGACTCTTCGTCACTCACCAACAGATCGTCTAGATCACGAACCTTGAGACGCGCGCGAGCAAACTTCCGGAAGTCAATCTCCTGTTTCTCCTCGTCCGTAAGCGTCGTAGCAAGCTGATCAACCTGCTGGCCTCGGACCTCCTTCGCCACAAGCGAAGTCGCTCCACGCGCGATGATGTCATAGTCAGCTACCGGTGTTTGATCTGGATTGAGCTTACGATTGAACTGCACGATCGAGTCCAGGATAGACTGCGTGAAGCTGTCGAAGGATCTTACGATGTCCTTGAACGGCAGACCCTGATCTCCTCGGATCATGCTCGCGCCGGCCGCCGTCCGCATCGGCTCGCTCGGACCGTTCTCCATATCGCCGCCCGTCGCCGGGCCAACGAAAGTCTCCTGATCCGCGAACTTCTGGTAGAGTTCTATTACCTTGATCAGATCATCTAGGTGCCCGTCGATCTCGATGTTTTTCACAGCAGGCTGAGCAGCATCCGGCCCAGTGCCTTCGCGATACCACATCTTATAGGCGGACGTGCTTGTCAGGTCCTGATCAGGACGTAACAGGTCTGTGTTGAGTTCGAGGTTGGGACCGCAGATGACGCTCGCATTATCGAGCAGCATGCGCGAGGCCGCGCTAATCGACATCTGACTGTCACGCATAATCGTCGGTAAGCCTTGCCCGACCGGTGACGTATCGTCCTCATCGAATAGGAACGTATGCAGCATCTTGACATCGACGCCGAGCGACTTCCATGGATTAAGCGAAGCCTTGATGACATTGCTGCCGATCGTCCAAATCTCCGCATCGATCTCGTCAGACTGTTTGTCGGCCGGCACATCGACGCCGGCAAGCGTAAGAAGATTCCCCGACACGCCGCCGTGCCACACGAGAATCTCGAACTTGGAAGTTTCGACTTTCATCTCGTTGGTGTTGGACTTGACGCCCATCGCGCGAAGCTCGGTCTCGAACTCCAGCGGACGCCAGTTGCCCATCTGGTTCTCAGCGAGGTATTTCTTTATGATCTCACCGAAGAAATCCGGACGGTCCGCGAGCTTGCGCACCTGCGTGCGGGACATGATCTTGCGTGTGAAATAACCATCCGCCATCTCGAAGTTCTTGGCAGCCATGTCTGGATAAAAATCCCAGATACGCAGCCATTCAAATACGGGTTTGCTGACCGTGCGCTTGGTTGGCTTGGGCTGCCCCTGCGCATCCTGTGTCCAGATCGTCTCAGAGACCTGTCGTGCGTAAGGTCCTTCTAGAAGGCCGACGCCGAAGACAATACCTGATTTGAGCGCGAGTCGATTAAGCTGAATGTAGTCGGATGTCTGGTGTCCACCAAGTTCTTCGAGTTGGCCGTCAATGAGAATCGAAAGGTCTTCAGCACGCTTGCAGGCGAGCGCCTTGATTGCAGAATAGACGTAATCAAGATCGAGCTTTGCTGGCGGCGAGCCCGCATCCGCGTCGCGCTTTTGCGCAAGTGTAATTGCTTCCTGGACATCTTTTGGGTCCATATCTGCTGAAGGTGAAGCCCTCAGCTCCCAGTTCCGTTCGTTGCCAGGGAACATGAGAGACATCAGACGCGAAAGAAAGGAGATACACTTCGTGCGTGTGACCTTGGGATAGGACCGCGAGCGCCCAGCGCTCAGCTCCTTGTCGATCTCGGGATCGTAAACGCCGAGATACTGACGCTCGCAGCGCAGCCAACGCAGTTCAGCAAGTCGCCTGTCCGAACGATATTGGGTGAATAGCAGCCCCAGCTTTTGCCCCAACAGCTGAAGCTGCGCTGGGTTCAGCTTCTTGACCGGCGCATCCTCAGCGTTCGGCACCTTGACGCCTGGCGGCATCAAGTTGGGATCTGGCTGAGCCATGGCCGAGGACGGAACCATAAACTAACTCACTGGAAGTGGTAGGAGCCGAACTTCCTTGGCGGAACGAACTTAATACCCGGTTTCAGCCCATACCGCAACTCGCGCTCGGACTGCTTGTGAAAATAACGCGCCAGATAACCTGTGGCGTCGCCGACATGCGACCACTGATTCTTCTCGGGATCTACTCCTTTGATCTGGTCTTTCTTGGTGTCCATAGCAAACCGCCAGCCGCCTTTAAGAGCGCGACAAACATTAGGACACATGCGCTCGTCGATAATAAGAGCAGGACCCACATCAGTGAGGTAAGTGCAAAAATGATCAATAGCGTCCACGCGCAAAGGGAGTCGATTGTTTGACTCAATGACCACTTTGTATTTGTTCTTGAAGGGCTGGATAACGGCGACTTCATCGCGCTGCCCTCGGTTGTTTGAGGCCGGGTCCGGGGCGATAATCAGCTCGGACTCTGGGAAGAAACGACGGTGGTAGGGGCGGAGACGTTCTTCGATGATTCTTTCAGATCCCATATTTTCTTGAACAAGCTCTCCGAGAACGAGCAGACGTGCGTGTAGATCTTGCTGTCCAAAGACAAGCGCACTTCCTGCGAGACCTGGATCAAAACCGGCGACGAGAGGTAATCCCGCATTATATCGGACATTGGACCTCGATATGTGCAGCGCCGGTTTGAACGAACCAATGACGGGCTTGCCGGCGATCGAGAAGCCCCACTCGCATTCGACGAACTGTTTGATCCACTCATCGGATTTGCCTTTGCAAACGCTCGTGTAATAGTCCTTGCCGCCCGGCAGGTTGTCAAGGTTCTCAACATCCGGCCCGAGCGCCGAGGGCTGCTTGAAGTAGGTCTCGTTTCGAATCTCAATCTCGCCGTGAGCGCGCCGCATCTCGCGCTCCATCTTGTCCGCATCAGGGTCTTTGTTGCACGGCCGCACGATTTTCGTATCATGAAGGTGGTTGAACCACCAATTGTCCTCAGTGTCCGGGTTGCTGGACCCCCACATGCCCCAGTTGGTAGCCCCGCCGTCCTTCTTGGCGGGATAGCGGCCACAGCGGGCGCTGAGAGCGTCCACGATGGGCTTGGGGATCTGAACGAACTCGTCTATCAGGGCGAACGTCACCTCCAGCGAGAGCACGCGCGCCACGTCCTCGGCGGTATCGAGAGGGCGAAAGAGCACCTCGCACTCGACATCGGCGAACTTGAGTCTGAAGATTTTGTTAGTAACCGCCCAGTCGCCAGCCTGGCCCGGCTTGAACCAATAGAACCAGCTGACAAGGGTCGTGTCGGAAAGCTGCGGCGCGGTGTTGCGGACGACCACGGCGCGCGTGCGGCGGATACCGTCCGGTCCTGGAGCCTGAAGACCCGCCAGATAGGCCAGCTTCATGAAGAGAGCTGTGGTCTTGCCCGAGCCGACCGGTCCTACGATCCAGTCAAAGAAAAGTTTCCCCGGCGAAAAGT